ACATGCTGTTGTTGTTTGATTAGATGGTGCGCCGTATTGTGTAGCTGATTTAACTGTAATAACTAAAGATGAATTGTTATTTCCAGCGGATACTGTTAATGCCACGGCATAATTAGCATCTGGCAACGCAGTTGTAAAGTTAACCGTATAGTCACCCGTACTGTTATCCGTAATGCTCGAAACATTACCACTTGCATTAATTGCTACAGTACCAGTGCCATTAAATTTTACCCAAGCACGAGCCATATACAACGGGGCAGTGCCTGACACGGTGGCAACCTGTGCTGAGTCAATGTTTGGCGTGGTTAATGTTGGGCTGGTTAGTGTTTTATTTGTCAGTGTCTGAGTTGCAGCAATACCCGCTACTGTGTCAGTGACATCAGGCAGCGTTAGCGTCCTATTAGTATTGGTGGCAGGGGGTACAACAGTAATTATTCCTGTACCTGATTGCGTCAGTATTTCCAACTGACTAACTGCAATTGTTCCGTTTGCCATTACAAACTGTCCATAATAGTTTTAAGTGGAGCCACAGTTGCAGCAGCATCAATGGCTGTTTGCATGGCAGCATACTTGTCCCTGATAACCTGTCTTGCCGCTTCAGCAGCCACAGCCTCGTTTGGGATGGTGACCTTGATGTCCAGGGGTGCAAATTCAGCAGACCGCGCCAATCTGCGTTTGTCGTGAGCAATGACTTTGGCTTTATCTACGTTGATGGTAATCATGCTGTGTACTCCCATGCGTTTCTAAATGTGCGGTCTGATGGAATGTCAGCAACATCCACAATCTTATAAGGCTTGCCAGCAGGAACATCCTTGGCGGCAAGCTCCTCAATAGTTAAGCCGCACTCTTCGGCTGGAATAATGACGGCCACACCGCCATCGTCTGTTGGGTAAATAATTCTTGAGTTCATGGTTTTTTCTTTTGATTAACGAAAAAAAACCGCAGTAAAAGTGTCACGATCTACTGCGCCAGTTGGTCGAGCGTCAATCATGCGAAAAGACGCAGCTAATATTGTTGCTAATGAATAAGAAGAAGGTATGGAATTTCCATTTACGCCATTAGTACTACAGCAAGCAAATCCGTAATTTACATCAGACATAGCAGTCGTAAAGTTTATTGTGTAGTCACCAGTGCCGTTATCCGTAATGCTAGACACATTACCGCTTCCACGAATCGCACTAGTGCTTGGGTTTGGGGAAAATGCGTTTGCACCATCAAAATTTACCCATGCGCGAGCAGAATAAGATGGCGCAGAACCAGATGCTGTAGATAATGAGGCAGGTGCAGGTATCCCTGTGCAGTTGGTCAAAATACCGCTTGCCGGAGTTCCTAGAGCCGGAGATGTAAGCGTAGGGCTGGTTAGTGTCTTATTTGTCAGCGTCTGGGTATCTGTAAGGCCAACAACCGCACTAGCAGGGTTGCCAACGCCACTAGCAGGGAATGTTACTCCAAGAGAGCCATCTAAAATTAAACTCATTTTATTTCCTTAGACCACAACCCAGCGACTGCCGCTTGGGACTGTGACTGTAATGCCTGAGTTAAGAGTGACCGGCCCTGCGCTCATGGCGTTGTTTCCTGTTGTAATAGTCGAGCTAACAGCAACAGTCGCTGCATTTTCAACATACCCTTCGCTTCCAATTACAGCACGTTTTGACGGGTATGTAACAAACACATCTTTGGTGCCCGCACTGAAATTGACAGCCGAGCCGCCGTTAGACGATGTTAATACTGTTGTTCTGGCAAGGGTTGTGCCTGACAGGGTGTATGTGCCAATCCCAACTTCCCATTCTGTTCCAGTCTGGGCTGCAATGGTGTAGTAGGTGGTGTTTCCGTTACCTATGGCCGAAAAAGCCTGAAACCCAGTCGATGCCCCAAGCAGAGTCACTGTTCCCGTACCCGTTGTGGTGGTTGTCTCTTTTACTCGGTCTGTAAGTACTAAAGCCATATGTGTCCTTTAAGCGACCAGCGCCCAAGTTGTACCTTGAGAGTCATTTACATTATTCCACGTTGCGGACTGATTGTCATTTACCAACACCCACGTGGAGCTTTGGGCATTGTTAACGATTTGCCAATCACCCCTAATCGGCGCATACCCAACCAAAGTCAAAACCCCGCATGGCGGCGTGATAATTGTTCTTCTGACCAATCCAGGTATCGACCCAACCAAAGATAACGCAACCCCGGCAGGTTGTACAAGTATAGTCTGAGTAACAGACGGAGCATAACCTGTTACGCTTACAGCCCCCACTGATGGGGTAATTGATACCGCAGTTATTACATCTGGTTGAACGCCAGTAACTAAAGCCGCGCCAGTGCTTGGTGTTACAAAAGAATCTTGTCTAACTACCGGGGCGCTATACGCCAAGGTTAAATTACCAACGCTCGGCGTAATTAAGCTATCTTGAATCGTTGATGGGGCGTTGCCAACTAAAGTCAATGTTGCCGCAGCAGGGGTCATTACTTTGCCAGTAACAACGACAACAGGCGCGGAGCCGATTATTTCTGCGCCGCCGCTAGGTGTAAGGACTGTTCCAGTAACAGCCAGTGGGGCCGCCCCAGCAATGGTTAAATTTTGTACCGCAGGCGTGATAACTTTGGCGCTAACAACAGACGGTGCTACGCCTGTAGCCGTCAGTGAGCCAACGCTTGGCGTGATAAATGTTTCTCTGAGTAAGGAAGGCGCGATACCCGTAATAGCCGTTGCCCCAACAGTCGGCGTAACGATCGTCTGTCTTATTAACGATGGGGCAGCCCCGGTAACCGTTAACGACCCAACAGTCGGTGTAATAACTTTTTCATTAACAACAGAAGGAGCTATACCTACCAGTGTCAGCGAACCAACAGCAGGCGTAATGATTGTCTGTCTCAGTAACGAAGGAGCAACGCCCGTAATAGTTACTGCTCCAACGGATGGCGTAATGATTGTCTGTCTAAGCAGCGATGGTGCTACGCCTGTAGCCGTCAATGCACCTACGCTTGGCGTAATGATAGTCTGTCTTAAGAGAGAAGGTGCTATACCTGTAAGAGTCGCTGAACCAACACTTGGTGTAATTATTGTTTGTCTTAGTAGCGACGGGGCAGTACCCGTAACAGTCAAAGAACCGACGCTTGGGGTCCTCACGTTGCCCGTAACAACAACGACAGGCACAGAGCCGATTAGTTCTGCGCCGCCACTAGGCGTAACGACTGTCCCAGTAACATCAGTTGGCGCTATGCCTGTAAGCGCTAAAGAACCAACGCTTGGGGTAATTACTGTCCCTCTAACAACCGTAGGGGCAACACCAGCAAGCGTTAGCGAACCAACGCTCGGTGTAATTATTGTTCCTCTAACAACCGTAGGCGCAACACCAGCAACAGTCAGCGAGCCTACGCTCGGCGTGATGATTGTCTGTCTAAGTAAAGAGGGCGCTACACCCGCAAGCGTTAAAGTACCTACGCTTGGCGTAATGATGGTCTGTCTTAATAGCGATGGGGTTACACCGGTAAGAGTCAATGCTCCTACAGACGGGGTAATGATGGTCTGCCTTAGTAACGATGGTGCTACGCCAGCAACAGTCAGCGAGCCAACGCTTGGCGTGATAAATGTTTGTCTAAATAACGATGGGGCCACGCCTGTAATAGTTAATGAACCTACAAACGGGGCTACGATTGGCCCTGTAACAGTAATTGGCGCTACGCCTGCAAGTGTCAGTGCCCCAACGCTAGGGGTAATGATTGTCTGTCTAAAAAGCGATGGTGCTATGCCAGTAGCCGTTACCGACCCAACAGCAGGTGTGATGATTGTCTGACGTAATAGCGAAGGCGCAACGCCAGTAATAGTCAACGACCCAACAGCGGGCGTAATAATCGTCTGTCTTAATAGCGATGGTGCTACACCAGTAAGAGTCAACGCGCCTACGCTTGGCGTGATTATTGTTTGCCTTAGTAGCGATGGGGCTATACCTGCAAGCGTTAAGGTACCTACGCTTGGCGTGATAATTGTCTGTCTTAGTAGAGAAGGCGCTATACCAGTAATAGTCAACGCGCCAACGCTTGGCGTAATAATCGTTTGAACTATGTCTGTAGGTGCTACGCCTGTAAGCGTTAATGCGCCTACGCTTGGCGTGATAATTGTTTGCCTTAGTAGAGAAGGCGCAATCCCTGTAAGCGTTAAAGAGCATACAGCAGGCGTGATTATTGTTTGAACAATATCGGTTGGAGCGACACCCGTAAGCGTTAACGAACCTACGCTTGGGGTAATGATTGTTTGAACTATGTCTGTAGGCGCTACACCAGTAAGAGTCAACGCGCCTACGCTTGGCGTGATTATTGTTTGCCTTAGTAGCGATGGGGCAATCCCTGTAAGCGTTAAAGAGCCTACAGCAGGCGTAATGATTGTCTGTCTAAGCAGCGATGGTGCTACGCCTGTGATAGTTAACGCCCCTACAGCGGGCGTAATGATCGTCTGCCTTAGTAACGATGGGGCAACGCCCGTAAGCGTTAATGCGCCTACTAAAGGCGTTATGTTGGTATTTACAAGCGAATCCGCACCCAGCCCCGAAAACGGTGCGCCGGAAAACGGTGCTTGTGAAAACATAGTTACCTCTTAATGCCCAACAGGGGGAAGGACAAAAGTCGTTCCCCCAAGTTTACGAGCATTACCTTGTTAGGTTAAGGTAAATATGCCAGTAGCGGCTGGGAGGATAGTTAACGTATTTGGCGAAGTAACTGTGAACTGGGTGGTAGACAGTTGACAAAAACACAATAACTTGCCCGCGCCCGCGCCCGTGGAATTACGGAGAATAGCATATTTTATATTTGTCAATGAAGCGCCAGATGCTGTAAAGGTCAAGCCAATAGTAGACATCGTGTACTTCATCTGTTTTGCAGACGCGCCAACGGTCCATTGTGCCGTTGCAGGAACAAGGTTACGCCCACCAACAACATAACCGCCAGTAGCGGAAATCTCGTTTGTTATTTGACTGTACGTACTAAGCGTAAATGTAGATGCGTTACTTGCGGAACGGGCCAACACCATTTTAAAAACACCAGCACCGAGCGTGATTGTCCCGTTGCCAATGTATCTTTTAGCGTAGTTGTAAAGTTGCCATGCACTTGCAGCCATGTTAAATCTCCTTGATTTCGGCGTATGATGCGCCAGTTTCCAAAATATGGTGGAGAAGCCCACCATACACTTCTAACTCAATTTCATCGCCCAACATGCGAATCAGGTCGATAAATTCTTGTGCTTGCGAAATCATCCAAGGGTTGCAGTAGAAAATCTTTCCACCAACATTTACTGGGGCTACTACTTGTCCGTCATTTTCCGTCTGTTCATAAGCATGGTGTTTGCCATCTTCTAAACATGAATCGCATCCAAACAGATGAAATCGCTTGAACCCTAGCATTCTAAACAAAGGGATTGCTCTAAGCAATACCGTAGAACCGCCGGGGATGGGAAACCATGTTTCGTACTGTTCTGCAAGAATATTATTAAGCAGTTCAGTGCTTGTGTGCCAAATGTAAGTACGTTCTTTTGGTAACTTATCAAACACAGATGGGTCACACTGGGATGCCATGAAATATTTGCAGTCATCTACAACATTCTCAACAAACCGCTTGTTGAATTCCCTGCCGTCCACCATCACAAAAGCAGAAGGTGTAACGCCGTTATCCAAACAATATTGGTAAGCATTGTTGATTGCGACCAACTTAACGCCGTTTGCACGGAGTTCTTTGATCTTGTCCATGTTCTTAGCAAGAGAAGGCCCACCACCCACAATCATCAATTCAACATCATTTGTTGGGTATGGCTGTACCTGTTGAAAACCCAGAGAAATGTTGTGCTTGACATTTGCCTTGATTTTTTCTTCATCCAAGTTGATAACACCAATCTCCACAACATCTACACCAGAAGACCATGCAGTTACATAAAACAGGCAGTATCCGTCACGCTCTTCGGACCAGTGGATGATGCACTTGCGGTCATTAAACTTTTGCAACCACCATGAATAGGGCTGTACAGTTAAGTGTAGTTTGTGGCCTACCAGTTGACCCATTACATCGTCTTCTGTGGCAATTTGAAAAAACACATGCTGGCAAGCAGCCAAACAGTTATCTAGCACACGGTCTACATGATGTGGGCGAATATGCTCCATAACATCCGTGCAAAAACCATAAGCGGCAGATACTGGTAGTGGCTGGCTTAAATCCGCTTCTACAAAGCGCATGGCGTGGCTTTGCGTTTTTAACATTGGAACGATGTCTTCATCTAGGCAGTTGTCAGCAAAGTCAACCATAGTGACATTCATGCCACCAAAAAATGCTAAATTCAGTGACCCGCGCCCTGTACCGCAACCAAGGTCAATAACTGACGCGCCTTTTGGGGGCTTGGCTTGCGCTAAGAACTCTTGAGCAATATGCTCTCCAGGGGCTACAACTCTGTATTCTGGACGGCTCCACATCATCTTGTATAAATCTTTTTCTAACGGGCGGTTGTTAGTGATTTTTACTTCTGGTGGGTCAGAAAGAACAGAGGAGAAAAAAGTCATTTGTGTGTTTCCTTTTAAGCAAGTCGAATGAGTGCCGATGTACTGGTGTTAGCAGGCATCGTCACGGTGAAAGTTGCACTAGATGTCTTGTCATTGCCGAAGTCTAGCACGCACACAGCGCCGTTGGCCCCGGCTTTGTAGATCAACGCCCCCCTAGCGGTGATCGCGCCCGTCCAAGACGGAGAGGAAAAGTTGACGAACACAATGCTTCCAGAAGAAGTGGACTCCGTGCCAACCGTAGCTGTTACCACCAGACCTGTAGCAGCATAGTTGCCCCCCGTTGCTTCTCCAGTAGCGGTATATGCTGTGGTGGTCTGGTCAAGCGTGGCAGCGTTGGTGTACAACGCCAAGTAAAAGACATCGGTTGAGAAATCAAACGACCCGCTTGCCAGCCCTGATCGAAGAGTATTGCAACTAAAGTTGCCTGTGAATGCCATTACACAACCCCAGTATTCTGTGGTAGCGGCGCTTGCCGATACTGCCCACTGCGATACGCATCGCTCCGCTCCAGACCATCACCTAGACGTTTGGCCAATGCAAGTGCTTCCATGTACTTCTGGTTGTACCCGGCAATGATATCCATCTCACCCTTCATAAAGGTGTAGGCTTCCACCAAAGACCCGTACAACAGCACGGTGTCAAAGTTGTCACCAAGCCATGTCTGGCCAGAAGCCACTGTGGTGATGGATTCAGGGTAATAATAGTAGTGCAACTCAACGTAATACGTCGCGTCTGGCGTGGGGCCAAGAATAAGAGACAACTCGTTTGTAATCGCTGAACTGACAATTGTGGGGCCAAACAGCGCGTAATATTTTGGCTCGCCCGTAGAATTTGGAGTTGGGTACGCCTGACGGATGAAGTTCACATCCTTGTTGAGTAAATACTCAAACGTGCCTGTATCTAAATCAGCGCCCGTAACACCTGTCACCAACGCCAAAGAATACACAGACAAGAAGTCGTTGGGCAAAGACACGTACTTGTTGTTTGCAGTAATTGCGCTGTACTGGTTCTTGCGAATAGATGGGAACTGAACCGAGTTGTATATACGTTGTTCAGCCTGCGTGATAAAAGTATTGATCTGTGTCGTTGCGGACACAGTACTCCCACTCGCAAGGTACACAGCCGGGAACTGATTCTCGGTGTAGCTCTGAATTGTGTTGTACAACTCGGTGTAGTTCATGCCATCGGGCCTCTGGCCATCAAGCCTTTAGTAGCCGCACCAGTACCACGGATTTTGATGCCGCTGGTTTTGACATCATCTCGGGCTGGATTGCCCATAGATACACGTCGTGCAGGCATACCACCGGGGGTAGACTCAGCCGCGCTCATGTTGTTGGGGTCAGTCTGGTATTTGCCAACACTGTTAATGCTGACAGATTTGCCACTCATAGTGTGCGGCACGGCATAAGTGGCGGCATCGCCAACTTCTTTGCCCATCATTTTTTTACTAAATTTAGCCATTATTTGCTCCCAGATTTTTGGTCCATAACTTTAGCCATGCCACGCCCGTATTGCTTCATCATGTCGTTAGTTTTGCCGCCAGCAGCCATCTTTTTTGCGCCAAGGTGCATGCGTTTTTCGTGCGCCATGACTTCTTTGTCGGCAATTTTCTTCACTGTTTTCGTGTCCATTTCGACTCCTTATGTCGTTGCTACCGTAACTGTACCCAATTGCACGGCTAAAACCAAGTTATTTGGCGTTAAACCAGCATCATTTGCCCTAGAGCCCCCAACAGGGTACCAACCCCATTGAAAGATTCGGCTACCACCACCCGACTCACCATCCGCCAGTAAACCAGATATTACATAACTTCGGTCAGGACGGGGGTTACGCAGACCCTGTGGATCGTCTACTGGAAACTCGCCCAAGTGCAATTGTGGCTGATCTGGGTCCCAGCACTCTGGGCACACCAAAAGATCGTAGTTACGCCCTTTGATGACTTCACGCTTCAAAAGCGTTAGCTTAAAACGCTGGTCACAGCGATCGCACTGGGCAATCGCATTTTTACCAGAGGCGAACCTATTTCCCATTAACGTTAACCGATAAACTGTTGTCGCGGCACAAAACGAATAGACGCTTTTTCTTGGTCTTCGCCAGCCGCTATCTGCCAAGCTTCGTCGTACTGGGCCTTCAACATGGGTATCCGCTCAAAACCAGAAGGAATCTTTCCAGCAATGTAGTACGACAGACCCGCCGCCATGCAGGGGATGAACCTGAACGGCACGTCCATGACGTTGACACCGCCACCTGCATCCTGAGTACGGCGCAGTCTCCAGTACACAAACTGATACGTCTGGGCATTGTCAGGAGTCGGCCAAACTGTGACCGCTGGGACTTGCGCCCAGTACACAGTTGCGCCAGCAGTGTGAGCCGCCGCAGTGGTGTTTTGCTGGCCACGGAAGCAGTTAGACAGGGTATTGCCTGTTATGTATCCGTAGTTGATAACCTCGCTGTCAAGCTTAATAAAGCCAGATGCGGGTAAACCCGTAGCATTGCTCAACACAATATCGGTGGAAGACGAGGTAATTGTGGTGCTCAGAGTCGCGCTCACGGGCGAATTCTGACCGTTGAACCGCTGCACCCAGACTTGGATTGGGCGGGCTTGTTGAATTTTGTTGGGGATCGTAGCGTAGGTA